TCCAATCTACAAGTTTAGGTTCATATTTATCTGCAAGAGCAACACTAAATTCGGGAATGTGATCTGGAATAGCTTTATTAATAATCTTGTCACCAGCACGGGTTTTCAAATCTTTGTCGATAATGCAGTGAATTAGTTCTTCGTATTCTGGATAATTGTCAATAAATGTATTAACCGCACCAATAGCATCGTGACCTGTGATTTGACGATCTTTCAAAGCGTTAAGCAGAAAATAAATGCTTCCAAAATCTCTACCTCTAAGGTGTGATTTCTTCTTCAGATTATCGCTAGTAACATTGTACTGCCACAACGGATGATAAGTATAGAGAAGAATATTTTTAGTAAAATTTGCAGCCTCGGAATTATGGTTGCAATAATCCTCAACAATACCTTGCTTATCAATAGTGCTACTAGTAGCCCTAAGATCACGCACCATAGCCCAAACATAATCAAAATCGTGGGTCATATCTTTTTTATCTCCTGTGTCTAGGTATTGTATCGGACTAGACGCTGTTTGTCAATAGCTACAAAAAAATCCACTTTTGATTACGAAACAACCTGAGATGTCTTGTATAGATAGTATTCTAAGAACCAGTCTTTACTAAAATCACAATTACGACAATTATCAAACCATGGCCCACCTTCAGTATAATGTATTCCTTTAGGATTATCTATATCGTTATACCACCCGACCAAATAATTCCACTCATGATTAATTTCACCAATTTCATTATCATTTAACCAGGATAATCTATGCAAATATTGTGGTGTCTCTTTGTTTACTAAATTTAAGTTTAGTGTTTTATTAGATGGATGGGCATTATTGAATACCATTAATGAAGACCAATTTTTTTTTGGATATATATATTGAGTTTGTCCATCCATTTTTTTAGTATTTTGTGGAGTATAATCGTGCTTAACAACACTTACTGCTTTTGTTATATCTATATTTTCAAATAATTTATTGATATTATCTGTGATTAAAAAATCACAATCCATAAAAACAGAAAAACCGATATAGTTTGATAAAAATGGTACTAAAAATCTAGTCAAAGAAAATTCTGTTGATGCTAAAGCGTCTGGTTTCCTAGAATATAATCCAGATTCTCGTAAGTCATGTTGTTTTAGTGGATAAATTATAGTATTTTTCTGTTTATTATGTCTAAGTATAGAGTATCTGCATACTTCATATGCTGCTATTTCTCTGCTATCCCATCCTATATATATATTATACAAGTTAATATCCTATATCTAGTTTTACTTTTGAATTATTTGACATTTCTAATTTATAAAAACACTGCTCGTATTTGGCATTATGAAGTCTCCATAAAGCATCACCATCAAAACCAAAAAGAATTATTTCAGAGTTATCTTTGTTTAAGTAATATTTAATATATAAATATGCTATAAAACCAGTTGTGGGCACATAATCCAATGGAAAATGTTGATAATCTTCTAGAGCAAAAATTTTATCATATATGTATATAATTTTATTTTTATTAAAATCATGGATACTATCTATCAAAAAATTTATATTATTTTTGGGATATAAAATAATGTATTTATATAAGTGATGATTATCTATTAAAGTTTCTTGATGATTGGTTTTTATAGTACTTCTGGGATTATGTTCATTGTTTCTAAGAAACAAAATTTTGTTTTGATGGTGTTTAATATTATCAAATATTAATGGGTATTGTTTACCGAACAATACTATCAAATCATCTTTATAAATTTTTAATTTATTGATATTAATTTTTTTATTATTAGCTATTAAAACATATTTCATATTATACAAACTTCTGACATTATTAAAGGTATGTTATGGAATAAATTTTCTTTTAGTGCTTCTTAAGTCATTTCCTATATAAGTTATCGCCATATCTCCATTCCAATGATGACTACATAGTCCTTTATTTGATACTGTTACTATTTGCTGTTTTGATAGGAAGAGTTGTGGATGATCTGCTGGATAAAACATAGGTTTTAATATATTGTATGCTTTTATTACTGCTGATTTTTTTACAAAAAATAATTGATTTCCCCAACTACTTTTACCACACATTGAAGTATATTGTTTTTTAACAGTAATTTCATGCGGCTTATCTGGCTTGTGCAGAAGAATCATTTCTGATTCAGGAAATTCTTTTTTTCCCTCTCTTATTGTTTCAAATAGGTCTTTCTTGTTTTCTATTAAAGGAGATACATCGTCTTCCATGATTATTGCTTCTTCATAATTATTATCTAATATGTGTTGATATAACATACAAAAACTTGTTGAGCAAGCTATTTCTCCAGCGCTTAATTCTCTTTGTAGATTTTGAATTGCCAAGTTTTTATCGTATTGATATACGAATTTATTATTTTCTATATGTCTTCTGTCGTAACCATTCCAAAAAGTAATTTTGAATCCTAATTGGTCTATCCATTTTTTTGTATAAGTTCTTTTCTTTCTTTTGCTCTTTCTAAATTAACGCAAAATATTGGTATCATTTTTTATTTTCTTTTATCCAGTCTATAAACTTAGATATTCTTGTATGTCCAGATTCTTCGTTGTATCCAGACTTTGGATTACTTCCAGTAGCCATTATACAAGAATTTATGCCCGCTAATTTGCCATCTATAAATAAACCCCCCCCACTATCCCCACTAGCAATTAAAAATTCCAAAGACGTAAAATCTTTGTCATTACGCTTTGACGGAGAACATATTAACAAATTATCGTCTTTTACTATGTCAATAAAGTTAGATCCTGCTCTTTTAATACCGTCATGTATTTTTGCTCCGCTAATAAAATTTCCAGTAAAACCATAACCAGCAATACAAGATAGTTTTGATTGCTCGTCTGAATTTTCATATAGGCAAGGATAAAATTTTAAACCAAAGGGTTTTTCAGAATAACACAACGCTATATCTGATTTAGATAAATCAAGAATGTGTTTCTTCTTTCCAAAATCTTTATGAATTATTATAGTTTCGATTTTATATGGTGATTTTTCTAAAGAAAAAATACAAATTTTAGCACCTTCTACAACATGAGCAGCAGTTAATATGTGGTGATCATCTATTGCTACAGCAGAAGCACAAAATAAATCCCCGTTTTCATAAGATCCACACAAAGATCCTACATAAGTAAATTTTTTACCATATTCTATATATTTAGAATCTGGAGTATTAGGGTCTATAGTTCCAGAATAAGCATTTACAGTTCCTATAAAGCATAAGAAGAGAATAGATAAGAGTTTCATAATTGTGTCTCCTTTTTTGGAAAATAGCACAATGTAATACACTATATTTAGTTATATATTCCGACTTTTGAGTAAATAGTTCAATGCCTTAACCAATCCCTCTACATTATCTCCTAATCTTCCGATACTGGTATTGCAGGAATTGCACAACCATCCCCTAAATTTTTTCGAATGTCTATCGTGATCTAAGAAAAGTTTGTGTTTATCAGAACCGCAACATTCACAGCACGATGTTTTTTCGGGGGCTTTTTTTCTTAATTTAGATCGTATCTTGTTACCTTTGGTGGAACACCTTTTACATCTAGTATCAAGACCATCATTATTTTTGCTATGCTTATAAAATGATCCTAGATTTTTACGTTTTCCGCAATGTATACAAGTTTTTCTAGCCATAATTATACTGGACGAGAGGAGAGTCGAACTCCTGTCCTATCATAGTTGTAATTATATTTACTACAAGTTTAGTTTATTCATAAAATTTTGGAAGTAGTTAAAGAATAAACAACAGTTACTATTCCTATCAGCAAATCTTGGCCTATCACCCGCTGAACATGATAGGAGCGAAAGGATTTTACGACAATCTTTTGAACGCTACCTTCATCGCTTTCTAAGATTGTTGCTACCTTTTATTAAGCAGCAAGGGCTAACTGATTTGTGCCAGTTAAAGCATTTGGTAGACTTTTAAAGTGGCCTGTCCACCAACCACTACTTGCAAATATAATTCCCCTTATGTAGTCGAAACCTTTACTCGCCCGATTAAGTTAAGTTTTTTTTATCAAACTTGCCATCTAATATATCTAATTGCAATTCTAGATATTTAAGATATAAATACTCATAGAAAGTTTTGTAGGATTTTTTCTCTAATTGTAGAACACGGTTTTCTTCATACTGTAATATATTAAATCCGATAGAAAGTAATGCAATACCAACTATAGTTATGTAATACGGTAAATGCTTATTGTTGTTCGTCATGTTTCTTTATTTCAAAAATTTCTTTAGCATATGTTTCCAACATTTTTGATGAGTAATAATCACCTTCAAATGCTGCTTGTAAATTTTGTTTCAGATAATGATTTTGCACCGTAAGAGTAACAATTAAAACACAAAGGGCAATAACAATAATTCTCATATTAAAATCTCTCTATTTAAGGAGGCGGGAGTTAATTCATAACTTGACGTAGCATACTATGCTATACACCTTTGTAGAAAGTTTCTATATTCGGCCATAATTATCCCACTTACTGTGCCAACATTGAGAGAACGAACGCTACCATAAGCAGGGATAGAAAGGATAATATCGGCCCTATCCAATACGGTATTTGATAATCCTCTATTTTCTTCTCCAAATAAAAATATAGGCTCACTAATGTTATCGTATTTATAGTCAAATAAATTAACGGTTTTGTTAGCATATTCGGGAATATTATTTTCAACAGCAACAATAGTCCTAGCAGAGCATTGTGAAATAAAAGAGTTTTCATCCTTATGATGGTATAATGGAGTATAGTGATGAGTTCCTACGCTGCCTCTTTTGTCCCATTTCTTTTTTCCTACATAGTGTACGCTACTAAAACCAAAAAAATTAGCGTTGCGAATAACTGTGCTTAGATTAAAATCGCCACCAATATTAATCATACCAACGCTTGCAGGAATACTATTAATAGTACAATAATCTTTGATGTCTGGGATACTAAGATGCTTCAGAGACTCTATCACGTTCATCCTGTAAAACCTTTAATTCTGATTCCAAATTATACAACTTAGCATACATCTTAGAACATTGCTGACAATAATCTGAGATTATGTATTCTTTGATCTCATGTATTTCATTCTTGAGATTCCATATTCTGTCTTCGATTTTTTCTATTGGACTCATCTTGGTTTTTCTCTTTGTTCCAGAATACCATTTCATTAAGTTCATCATCCCAAGCACACTCCAACATATCTCTTGCAGCAAGTTTAGCCAGTCCCACGTTATGAATCCAAGTTATCACTTCGCCGTATATATTCTCGTTATCTGCTTCAGAAATCATTGGCCTGTCTTCATCATCATATCCATTAGCATAATGATGTACCAAATCTATAATCTGATTAATTCCTACATAGTCATCCAAATTATCATCAAAGTTTTCACAAATATACTCTGCTGCTGCTCGTCTAAGATCAGTAGCATATCCTTCAAGGTTAGTGATACTATAAAGTTCAGACATTTTTATCTCCAATATATTTGGATACACCATCAGATGAACAGGAATCGTCATTAATATGGTCAATAATATTTTGTAAATTAAACTGACCTCTTGGAAGCCATTCGGTATCTTTGTCTAAAGCAGTAATTATCTGAGGATAAATATGTTGATACCATTTATCATATTGGTCTGGATAGTATTTTGATAGAAGATTTCCAATTCTGTTTAATTCGTACAGAATGTTATCTCTGGAGTCTTGGATTTCGTGAAGTATCATGCTTTCACCAGATTTTTAGGTCGCAAAATTAAAAGTTTATGCTTAATTTTCCAAACTCCGGTTTCTGGATTTTGATAGTCTCTGCCCATATAAATGTGTGCGAATCCTGTGGTCTTGTCAAGACCCCAAGCCTTAATACCATTCTCATCAATACTTTCTACAACGAACTTACCCCTATAGCCCATAGGAATAAAATCACCATGAGATACAAAATATGGGCCGCCAGTAACCTTTATTTTATCTCCAGCCTTGAGATCTCGCCAATTAAAATCACGAACTACGCGAGTGTTCTTCTTCTCCTTGCTTGTTGGCTTAAAAACAAATGGGGTATTGCAATTCTTGCACATGCCACAATTAGAACAAATCTTCTTACCCTTCATAATCGACTCTCCTGTGTTGTTGAATATAGCCTAAGTATACAACAGTAATCGGCGTTGTCAAGGCAGAAACTTTAGAGATTCAGGATTTTCAGATTTCCTGGCTCGTAATGACAAAAATAACTTTGGGCAATTTTTCGTTTGGTCAAATTATTTTCATAAATTTCTGCATATAAATTAATTCGATATCTATTTTCCCAAAGATTAATTACCTTGGTCATCAAGTGACCCTTGGGCTTATCAACCTGCTTAAACAAAAGATTTTCAATTTCAAGTGTCATTAATAGTCTCCAAAGATGTTGTATCAATACCAAAAGCAACTATACGATCAGGCATTTGATTTATACTGGCCTCATAATAATCAAGTGTACCATAATCAAAAATCTTAATTGTTTGCTGCCAATCGAACTTTCCTATATTTTTTGAACAATTTGCTTGTTCGTAAAGGAAATTATAAAGATCAAGCCAAGTCATTATCGGGATCTCCTATTTGCTCTGTCAAGTATACGAATTGTTTCTTTTGCGTTTGCTGGAACCATAACAAGACTTGGTGCGGTCTTGTGATTGAAGTCCATATACCCTACAGCACGATTTTCTACGCTACAACCCTTACAAATAATTTTACGACCAGTTTCTACAAGAAATTCATATCGGTCATAATCAATGTCGTTTTCGCAATAAATACAGTTCATGGTTGTCTCCTTTGCTCGGATTATACCATAACCATCGGCAATGTCAACTGCTCTACTGAAGTCAAATTTCCAATATTGTCACTAAAATTTCCACAATCTGTACTATAATAAATTTGAGACAATCCCACTGCATTAAGTATCTTATCACAATTACAACATGGCTTACTGCCTAAGATCAATCCCTTTCGATTAATGCGAAGTACACATATTGTCCAATTAGGATCAATTGTATTGAAATTATCCAAAAGTTTAGAAACAAGATGAGATTCAGCATGTACAAATGGAAATTCCTTATATTTAGGGAGATTAAATCTTTCACCTATTCTGTAAGCCCTAGTATTGGTTTTGATCGGGTTATTTTTGGTGAAACAAATCATTTTGTTGCCATCAAAAGCAGCAGCATAATGATAGCACCTAATCAATCTCGTTGGATTCCAATTCTGGTATGCTCTGCGAACTGTTTTCTGTATTATCTTCGTATTCATACTCTTCCAAAGGAAAAAGTCTAAGTTGAATTGGTTCTTTTTTTATAAAATCGTGCATTGATATTAGTTGTGGTTCTTCCATTATTTTCTCCTTATTTATTTGCTAGCATATATAGTCCGATATTTGCAAAGCCATAACCAATATATGTAATAAGCATACCAAGATTTCTGTGGACATACCATTGCTCTAATGCCACATAAATGTATATGCACCCTGTAATAATAATTAAATTAGCACTCAACGGCAACTCCTTGATATTTTTCTATTGCTAAATCTTTCATCTTTAGTTCCATGTCTACATCAAAATCTAATCCATAATTATCGAATATTTTTTCTGGATAATCTGCATGAGCACGAGGATTATTACCAGGGCGACTTTCGCTATAATGAAAAAGAGGCTTATATTCTTGCCATGTCAAATAGCATGACTCCAATGCTTCTTGTTCGCTCAATCCATTTGGATTGCATTTATGATGAAGATAATCGAATGTGATAGGAATATACGTTGCTGGATGAAAATGTTCTACAAGTTCTTTCACACTCCAGCAGTTAACTTTGTCATCATTTTCAATAACAAGTCTGCTCCTGCAATTAGGATCAAGACGATTAAAATTTTGAATAAAACGATCAATGATTTCAGAGTGTGTTCCATTTTTATTATGCACATGGAGATTCATCGGATTGTTATAATTTGCTTCAAGGCCGATTCTGTCGAAGAAACTGCTGTAGAAATTTAATTCAACAATGGTTTTATCAACCGCTTTCGTGTTAGTGGAGGCAAGAACCGAAAATTCGCCAGGATGACAAGACACACGAGTTTGGGTATTAGTGATAGTATTCCTAATAATATCGAAAGCCTCTTGTATATTATCATAATTAGGTAGATCTTGTAGAGTTACATTAGCCGCATCATATGTAATTAGCGGAAAAATATCACTACTAACCCTATACACCCAATCATTTTCAGCACAATACGAAATAGTTTTTGCCGTAACAAGAAGGTTATTCTCAATACGTTCACCAAGTATTTCTAATGCTTCATTTCTTGGCAAACTAGAAAACCGCTTGTAAGTCATTGTTTGAAAACTATAACCTTGTTCTTTGAGATTGAGCGAAATACAGCACAAACCATAGCGATTCATAAAGTCTCCTTTACCAGAGTATAGCATACTATTGGCCAGAGTCAAGGCACTACCTGAGAAATTTCTTCAGCACTATGAATTTTTACAACATGAACTTCTATATTAGCCCAATATAAATTTTTAAATTGCTCTACAGCATCTTCCGATGATTCTGCAACAAATATTTCATTTATTAACAGATTTTGTTTTTGAGGATCGTGTAGTCTATAAACCTGTGCTGTTACATTAAATTCTTTCATGTTTTTTGTCCTTATATTTTATTGATCCAAGTATTTTGTTCCATTGATTTGATAAGTGTGTTAATTTTTTGGTCTTATCTTTATTACTTTCAAAATTTATTCTTAGCGTATATTCATTATCGTAGTCATGCTCTAGAGCTAATATGCCGAATAATATTTGTTTAAGAAATTTTATTGTAGATTTTTGACAACTAAAAGTAATATATAATTGTGGGATATAATTTTCTTTATCAAAATGACCCTCACAACTATAAAGTGTCTCACATCCTAAATGTTCTAGAGCCAATACAAAATAATTGACACCACTGTCTATTTTCGATAAAGGATATAGTCCACAAGGTGATTTTCTATAAAGATTTAGTTTTTTGCCTTCTTTCCAAGATGATATTATACAATCCATTGTTTGTTGAGTACGCCTTGGAAAAATATCACTACTTACAAGATACACATAATTATGATCAAACAAAATTTTATAGATTAAATGCCTCAATAGTGTACTGAAATGGATTGCCTTCAATATTTTTTACTAAATCCAACATATATTCTGCAATTTCTCTAATTTCTAACTGAGCATTAGGCTTATTGCGTAAAGACTGAAAGTGATAAAAACTTCGCCAATTAAAACTCACATCTGCTGTTATCTGAGTATTATATGGTCGAAAAAAACGTGCAGATTCTTTAGCTCTTTTTCTGTCAAATTTGTAGTCATTTACTAGGCTTTCTATGCATTTATGATATTTCTCTAGTCCTAATTCTGTATACGATTTTAGTTGTTCTTTCCATAGTTCAGGCCAATCTTCTGGAATCATATATTGATCTTCTTTGATTTCTTTATATCTTGCACTTTCTCCATTAACACTCACCCCTATTCTATGCTTAATAATATGTATATGAGAAGCAATATCTGTTGTGACAAGAAAATGTAATAAAGATTTTTCAAATGGGGTATGGTGACCCTCTGTTGCTAACATAGTTAAAAGTTGTGGGATTCTAGTAACTTTATCTTCTGATAAATGTCTTGAAGTGCTTGTCCATGCTGAACACGCATGAATCTTATCGTCACCGTAATAACCTAGTAGTTCTACTGTATTCATATTTGATCCTCTGTATATGATATTTCAAATTCTTCTAATGGACAAAGTTCTTCGTCCCACAAACCATTCCTCAAACCTCTGCCAAGAATATGTCCTGCTTTAACCCAAGTATTTTCGTAATTTTCTTTGGTCATTCTTTTAAGAGTCCTTCCCAATTCGCAAATAGTAGCGTCAAATACCTCTGTGCCAGTGTCAAACCATTCATTCGGTTTAGAGATGAATTTAACGTACATCTTCTATTTCCTTAAATAAATTTTGTATTCCATTTTATACCATCCCACCATTCAAAACCAGGTAATTTAGATTTATAAGAAAATTGTTCATAGTATTCTGAAATATATAAATATTGATGCTCTTTTTTGAAATACTCTATCATCGCATAAAAAGATAATGTTCCATAAGAATTATCAATATTAGTTTTGTCCCATATCATGAAAGTATAATAAGGTATATTGTCTATCATATTAACTATACCGCAAAACGCATCATCCATCCAGAATTCAATGTGCGGGATGTTTAGGTAATCGTCAATTATTGCAGCATCAAATTTTAAATGAAGTATGGACTTGTTTATTAAATCTTTTATCTTTAAATTATTAGAAGTTTCTTTAGTACAGCTTATATTTATATTAATCAGCTCTTTTTTTCTTCTTTTTGAAATATTGTTATCAATAAGGTTTATTCTAGAAGATTTCGTTTGATACCATCTATCCTTATATGGCAACCAGCCGCCGTTAAACATAGTAAGAGAATCCTCATACTCTGTTATAGCATATACCTCTAACAAAGATTCGCCTGTTTTAGTAAAGATTCCTTTACTATGATCAAAAACTACTTTCATTATTTTCTTCGTTAATAAAATCAAAGTTTAAATTGTCGCTATCTGGTGTCATCCATTTTGGATTACTTTCAGAAGACCAGTTAGTGGTATTATATTTTCTATCAATTAGAGTATTTTTTGACGTATAAAAAGTACTATCAAATACCAATAATCTATTATTTGGTTGTATAGCGTAGTTTCCGTTATCCATCATAATAAAATGACCACATTTATGCTGAGATGGATGCTCAGAAAAACCACAGTATGGTATGGTTCGATCTTCTTGAGCCCAATCTAATGTGAAAAGTATTTTACCTCTATATTTTTGTTTTCTTCTGCTAACAAATTCTACTGGAGAATTTGATAACATGGGGAATTGAGTCATTGAAGCATAATAAGAGTAAGAATCCCATAATACCAATTCGTCTAGTTCTTGCTCTGGGGCGTCTTTATTCCAGCAAAAAGCGTGTAGAGGCATCCTCCACCATAAACCACCATCGCTCATCATAAAATGAAAAAGAGGAGTTTTGTTTGGAATAGAACTCATTCCGAAAATATAGCATTCAAATTTTTTATCAAAAGAATCTTCTTGATTTCTTAGAAAATTTCCTCTAACGTAACATTCTATCGGCGGCAGAGGAATATTTAGATATGCCATATTAAGTATCCTTATTCCATAGTTGTGTTATTTTATTCCATATTGGCTTAAATAAAGATATGGCAATAAATCCTACTATTGCTTCTATTGCTTTTGTCATAATCAAACTAAGTGTAACACTGCTGCTTATTACTGTGTATTTAAATTTTTTTTTATTAGAAGGTTTCATTTTTAAATTCTGGATCTTTTTGATATTGTTTTTGGTGATCAACCCATTTATTATCTGTCATATGATTATAAATATCTCTAGCAACTTTACTAACACTTAGAGAAACTCCCGTCGCATTGGGATCGTCGTTCTTCGCCCAATAATAACTAGCACCGTTCAAGCTGTCATCTTTTTCCTTTATAATAGAGTATCCCCAAGTCTTTGCCCAGCTTTTAATTTCTGTGATTGTCATCTTTATACTTTCTGGTTTCTGAATCGTAATCTTCTATTGGCTTATCATATCTTTGCCAAGCATACTTGTGTTTTACATATATATTTTCTGCTCGTTGTTTACGAATTTCTTCCATTTGGTAAAGAATGGTATCTCTCATTTCAATTAGTAAAT